GGACAGTTTGGTATACTATATATTTCTATTTTCATTTTAATCCTTTTCCTATGAGAAAAAATGCCATGAGCATACCTCCGAAAACAAATAACTGCACAAAGGCCATAAAAGCTACTATTGGTATTTGCTTTTCTGCCCACCAATTAAGTTCTTTCTCTTGCCACTCGTCCCACTCTTCATCTGTTGCTTCAACAGTTTTGTTCAACTGTATCTCTAGTTGTTGAGGGTAACGGTTTTCTTTGTACTCTTCTTTTCGTTTCCAAGGGTCGCTCATTTCATTGTTTCTTCAATAAATTCTGATAATGTTTGTATATCGTTATCCGATAACATACCCGCTTGGGCCCACATAGTGGCACTCATTGCTCCTATTGTTTCTCTATTCTGATATGCGTACAGTCTTTGTGAAATGTATTCTGCATTTTGTCCAGCAAGTTTAGGAAAAGCACCCATGCCTTGTCCTTCATTACCGTGACACGCCGCACAACCTGCCCATAAGCCCCTAATTGAACTAAATGGGTCTGCCGCTGCAGCTTCCTGCTGTTTCGCAAGTTGTTCTGCCATTGTACCATGCACTCGTAAATATTCTTCATAACACTCACCCGAGCAATTATGTGCACTAGCATAGCCTTTATACTCTAAGTTTTGGTAGGTATATGTAATCAATGAAAACATAAAACCTACTATTAATAATGGATACCCTAAATTACTCATTTAAATAACTAATATTCTCCTCTTTGATAATCTCTATCTTTTCTAATAGTGGGTGTGTCCAACCATGAGAAACTAAATATGTATTTAGATTTTCTTCCTTTAGTAGAACTTCCACTACTTTCTCTTTTCCTTGTTCATCGAGAGCCTGATTGACTTCATCGAGGAACAATACATTTATTTGACTTCTTGATATTGAAGTCATAAGTTTTCGTATTGCAACTAATGTTGCGATATTGACACGAGCTAACTCTCCACTAGACAATGCTAGTATGTCAATAATATTTCCGTTGTCAGATACTTCGACATTTAGTTTATCGTTCTCTACAACAAAGTTAATACTAAATCTACCATCACTAAACTCAGCGAGATAGTCATTAGTCATAACTTCTAATTCTTTTACTAATGATTCTATCTTGTAGGCGAGAAGTCCATTTGTGCTAAACGCTTTCTTAAGAATCTCAAGAATCGTAAATTTGTTCTCGATACTCTCAAGTCCATCTCGCAACGAATCAAGTTGTGTCTGAAAGTCATTAGTTTGTTCAAGTATGATGCCGATTCTTGTATTGTGTCTTTCTCGTCTTTCATTCTCGTCTACTACCCTTTGTAAATCTTCCCTAGCACTGGTAATCCTTTCACGAAGCGTTTGAATTTCGTTTTCAATGGATTCTTTCTCAAGTACTCGTTGTGGGAGTTCGTTGTCAATAGACCTGTAGAGGTCTTCCCAAGTTCTGACTTCTCGTTTTGCCTTCCTATGTATTTCATTATTCTGTTCTACTTCCTCTAGTTTTTCTCTATCTTTTGCAGCAAATTTAAGACACTGGTCATATCTCATTTTGTGCTCTTTTATTTCTTGTTGTACAAAAGCTTGATTTATCTCTTGGTCACAAGTAGGACAAGTTGCGTCCTCAACTAATGATAAGTCTGTATACTTGCCTATCATAGTTTGTTCATGCATAGCCTCAGACTTCCATGCTCCAAGTCTAGTGAGGTGGTCTGCTGTATCAATCTCCTCAGGGTGTAAAGACAATAACCTTTTGGCTTCGTGCAAATCTATTGATTTTAACTGCTCTTTCCGTAAATTATTGTCATTTATTTTTTTGTTCTTTTCCGAGATATTTTCAAATTCTAATTGTAAAGAACGCAAAGATTCTTCGTCTTTTTCCGAAAATTTTGGTAAATTCATCTTCTCAAGTAGACTAGTATCTTCTAAAAAATTATCCTCGAGCCATTTTTCGATTGTTGCAATTTTTGCATTGCTAGTAGTAATCTCACTTGATGATACACGCACAGCCTCTTTAAATGTCTCAAAATACGAGACATATTCGTCTAGTTTCAAGAGGTCGATTAGGAACTTTTTACGGTTAGTATCCGTAGCAGTTAAAAACTGCAACGATGCGTTTGTATTTTGATAAACTAACTGCGAAAAAGTTTTGAAGTCTATACCAAGAACTTCGTTCAAAGTTTTGTAAGTATTAGACGCAGTGTGAGAAGAAATATCTTCTCCATTCTTTGTCAGCTTACACTTTAATGTAGCACGCCTCGATACACTAATATTATATAAATCACTATCGACAGAAAAGTCAAGACTGATGTCATAGCCTTTTCCAATGTATCGATTCGCAATATCTGCTTTCTTAACATTTTTACTATTCTTATTAAATAACACTTCCTCTAATATGAGAGGTATTGAACTTTTACCAACTCCGTTTGTTCCTACTAGTTGTGTAAGTGTAGACTTTGATAAGTCTATCTCATTACCTTCCCCATACGAGAAACAGTTATCCCACTTCAGTTTTTGTAGAATAATCATTAAAAACTCCCATTATATTCCTTATCTTGTTATCATCAAGAGATAGTATTTCTTTAAGATATACTCCCAGTTCATCACCGATAGTCATATCTCCATGCAAACTTAATGTTGCCTCTACTTCTCTTTTTACTACTTTCTTATCAAGTAAATCGGAGTTTTTGACTTTTGCCAAATCTTGTACATCTCCTTCTAGTTCATAGATAGTATGATGAAAGTCTGTTGGTATCATTTCATCAGGGTCTTCCACAGTCTTACGAATAAGTTGTGGTAAATCAAACTGATGCCATGTCCATTGCATATTATCATCAATTGTAAGGTAACCTGTAGTTACCTCATTTCTATGAAAAGATGTTGTCATTGGGCTGCCTGGGTACACAATATTTCTTTGAGTATTCTCGTGAGCATGTAAGTCTCCAGCAAACACCGTTTTGAATTTATCAAATCTTTCCAAATCTACTTCTGGTACTACATGAGGTGGTATCTCACCACGAACATGAGTAAAGAGATACTCTGCTGATATCTCCTCTATACTTTTCTTTCTATGCAAATCAGCATATGGCAGTATCGCCCAGTTATCCTCGTAGTAAGTTTCTGTTATAACTTTAACATGAGGATTGAGTTCTTCTGTAACTCTTTTTAAATTTGTAAAAAATGTTTTGTGCTTTCTTGTAGCTTCATGGTTGCCATCAAAAATAATTGTTCTACATTTAACATTCTTTACAAAATCAAAGTAGAGTGTTAACTCGTCCATGGAAGGGACTCGGTCAAACAAGTCCCCACCAATGATATGCAAACTGACATTATTGTCCATAACAATATCTTCTAGTTGCTGAAAGAACATTTTATATCTGGTACACGCCCAAGATATTGGTACATTCTTTTGCCCTAGTTTTATATGCCAGTCTGCTGTAAAAAGAATCACGCTACGAAATCTTCTCCTGGTTGCCATTCACAACCTGTAAGACCACCTGCTTTTATAGCTTGAAGTGTTCTTAAAATTTCTTTTGCGTTTCTACCTGTGTCTAGGTGATTTACTGATACATGTTGAATTATTCCTTCTGGGTCAACGATAAAAGTTGCTCTATTACATACTCCTTCGTCTTCGTTTACTATACCTAATTCTTTAGATAAAGTTAGACCACAATCAGCGGCAAGAATGTGTTTTATATCCTTAATTATAGGATTCTGTTCTTTCCACGCTAATTTACAGAATTCATTATCTCCACTTACTCCAATAACATCTGCTTCCTCTAATAAGCAGTCCATAGCTGCGATTTCTGTAGGACAGATAAATGTAAAATCTTTTGGATAAAAGTATACTACTGTCCAATCTGATAATACTTCAATGTCTATGATTACATTTTCATTATCAACTGCTTTTAAACAAACTTGAGGAAATGCTTGTCCAACTGTATGCATAATAACTCCTTAACTAACATCAAATTCATCTGAGATAGTTTCATCAGGCTCATTTGAAGAACCTTCTCTTAATCTATCTAAGAGTTCTTTTTGTGCATCTGGAGTAGGTCTTGTTAAGACTTCGTCCATGGATTTTAAGTCTGAAATAAGTTCCATTTCTGCATCATTTAATGCTCTTGGCTTACACTTCAGAGCTTGTAATTGGTACTCAACATTATAAGCCATTGGTCCAGTTTTAACTCTTTTGAAGTAAACGTCCCACCCAGTTTCTGGGTCTGTTGGGTCGCCCAAGTCTTCTGCAGCAACCATAATTTGCTCTAGAAGTTTCTTCTTTAGATTTAGAACTTTCACTTTGCCTTCGTGAATACATTGAATAGCATATGCCCAACCACACTTAAGTTCAGGGTGATATTCTCTCACCCAGTCTTTTTCTTGGTTGTTAAATGCTTCTGCGTTTCTATCGAATGATAGACACTCGAAAGGTAAATTCTTACCATTTTCTCCTTTTAGCCAGTATACATATCTTGGTAATATGTCACCAACCATTCTTACGACATTGTCGCCTTCGACATACTGATAGCTGTCGATTTTACTTTTTTGGGCTTCGCCCTTTGCTTGATTAAATTTTATTGCCATTCTAGTTCCTTTAATGTGATTTCTTCAAATTTAAAATGTATTCTATCATCTTCAATCCAAAGTAATCTGTTGTTTTTAATAATGTCCTCACTCCCTGTAAAGTGGAGGAGGTCTAATGTGGTATCTTTATTAGTTTGGTACTCGAAATAGTTGCGCAAGGAAGCGATACCTGCATACTGCGCAAGTTCGCTATCCGAGTACCTCCTGCGTTGAATAAATAGCGGTTTGGGATTTACTAAAAAAGACTTCCCATAGAAGCTTTTTGTCCAAAACTTATAAATTCTATCATGTCTATTGACTGGAGGAAGTTTGTAGGTGAGAATATGTAGAATCGTTAGTATGTCACTAACATTTCCCTTGCTTTCCCTTTGTATCTTTTTCCAATTATAGAATAACATTATAACAAATTTTGAACTTCATGTCAAGTACTATTTTTTACTCCTATATCAGACACTACATAGCCTTGTTTCATATAATATCCCATTCTCGCACTAGCCTGTTTTCTTGCTGTACGACCGTCTAAGTGTATATCGGCGATTACAGGCTGAAGTTTTCCTTCATATATTCTTATAATTCTGCCGATAAGTTGTGTTAGTAAGGGTTCGTTGTTTACAGGTGTGCCCAAAACAAGACAACTTAGGCAATCTAAGCTGATTCCCTCACTAAAGATTGATTGTGTTCCAAAGAGTATATCTTTCTTCCCAAAGATTTCCTTAATTATTTTAGGACGCTCTTCGTGAGGAATATCTCCTGTTACGCAGATTGCGTTTTCTCCTACAAGTCTAGCACAACTTTTTAGAAAGTCAACTCTATCGCTGACAACCAATACCTTGTGCCCTCTTGCCGCATAGTTCGCTGCAAGTAACGCAATCATGTTTTGATATTCCCAATTATACGCAAGTGCGTTTACTCGAGAAGCCCAATCAACATTGCCGTCTAGAAAGCGAATACCCGACTTGACTATGTCAACTCGTGGAGTAAGATAATTCTCTTTTGGTGGTTTCAGTACATTATCAGAAAAATAATCACGAAAGATAACATGCCTGCCGTCCTTTCTCTGCATTGTACCTGTCAATCCAATTTTGTACCTTGCGCGACTCGCATCTACAATCCTTGTAAATGTAGGCGAAGATACATGGTG